CTGGACGGCCGCGCGCATGTCGCACGGCTGACCCTGGGAGCCTTGGCAGAGCTGGAACATCAGTTGGGCGCGGCCTCGTTGATGGATCTTGCCGGGCGGTTCGAGGCCGGGCGCTTCAGCAGCCGCGATGTGTTGGCCGTGCTTGTCGCCGGCCTGCGCGGCGGAGGTTGGCAGGGTCGCGCCGAAGACCTGCTGTCGGTCGAGATCGATGGCGGCCCGGTGGGGGCCGGCCGCGCGGCGGCAGAATTGCTGGCGCGGGCTTTTCGGATCGCGGCATGAGCGAGGCCGACAAGGGACTGGATTGGCCGGGACTGATGCGCGCCGGCCTGCATGGGCTGGGCCTGAGGCCGGACCAGTTCTGGACGCTGACCCCGGCGGAGCTGGCGCTGATGCTGGGCATCGAAGCAGGCCGCCCTGCAATGACGCGGGGCAGACTGGCCGAACTGGCGGCGCGATATCCCGACCGGGACGCGGCGCCTGATGACGGGAATGCATGATCGGGGATCAGAGGATGGCGAACAAGGATGGTTTCGGGTCCGGTCTGGACCAGCTTGACGAGAATATGGGACAGACGAGCCGGATGACGGCCGAGTTCGAGGCGGAATTGGCGCGGCTGCGTCAGTCGATGTCGTTCACGTCGCGCGAGGTCGGAACGCTGAGTTCCGGGATCGAAAGCGGATTGCGCCGCGCCTTCGACGGGTTGATCTTTGACGGCGACAAGTTGTCCGAGGCACTGAAGGGGATCGGGCGGACGATCGCAGATACCGTCTTCTCGATCGCGATGAAGCCGGTCGAGAGCGCATTGGCCGGATCGGTGGCGAACGGCATGGCCGGAATGGTATCGGGCGCAATGCCATTCGCCCAGGGCGGTGCATTCGTGCAGGGCAGGGTGATGCCCTTCGCCAAGGGCGGGGTCGTCTCGGAACCGACCCGGTTCCCGATGCGTGGCGCGACGGGACTGATGGGCGAAGCCGGCCCCGAGGCGATCATGCCGCTGCGACGCGGTGCCGATGGCAGACTGGGTGTCGCCGCAGGCGGAAGCGGCGGCAGGGCAGTGAACGTCACGGTCAATGTCACGACGCCGGATGTCGCCGGCTTCAAGCGCAGCCAATCGCAGATCGCGGCACAGCTTGGCCGCGCCCTGGCGCGCGGCGAACGAAATTCCTGAGCAGGAGGCGAGGATGGCATTTCACGAGGTGAGGTTTCCTGCAAGCCTGTCCTTCGGCTCGATCGGTGGACCAGAGCGCAGGACGGAAATCGTCGCGTTGTCCAGCGGATTTGAGGAACGCAATACACCTTGGGCCGACGCGCGCAGGCGCTATGATGCCGGAATGGGTTTGCGTTCGCTGGACGATCTGTCGGCGCTGGTCGCGTTCTTCGAGGCGAGGGCGGGGCAATTGCACGGCTTCCGCTGGAAGGATTGGTCGGACTACAAAAGCTGTCTGCCGTCACGCGATCCGGCCTTCGACGATCAGGAAATCGCCGTGGGTGACGGCGTCAGCGTGACCTTTCAACTGACCAAGGCCTATGCATCAGGGCCGGCCCGCTATCAGCGTCCCATCAACAAGCCGGTGAAAGACAGCGTCCGCGCCGGTGTGGGGGGAAGTGAACTGTTTCCGGACACGCATTTCACAGTAGATCATCAGACGGGCCAGATCACCTTCAGCGCCGCACCCGAACCCGGCGCGACGATCTCGGCGGGATATGAATTCGACGTCCCTGTCCGGTTTGATACCGATCGGATCGCGGTATCGGTTTCTTCCTTTCAGGCGGGCGAGATGCCGCAGATTCCGGTCGTGGAGGTTCGCGTATGACCAGCACCACCATCGCGCGTGCGTGGTTGATCCGACGCCGAGACGGCCTGCGAGTGGGCTTTACCGATCACGACCGCGATTTGTCATTCGATGGCCTGCGCTTTCGTCCCGACCATGGAATGACTGCACGCGCTTTGGTTCAGGCTTCGGGACTGTCGGTGGACAATTCCGAAGCAGAAGGAGCCCTGTCGGATGAGGCGATCACCGAAGGGGACATTCTGGCCGGACGCTGGGATGAAGCCGGTCTCAGCATGTGGGAGGTCGATTGGCGCGATGTCTCGAAGCGACGGCTGGTCTTTGCCGGCAGTCTGGGCGAGGTGTCGCGTTCGGGCGGGGCCTTCCGCGCCGAGTTGCGCGGCTTGGCAGAGCCGCTGAACCAGGCGCGGGGCCGTGTGTTTCATCCGCGCTGCTCCGCCCGGCTGGGAGACAAGTTCTGCAAGATCGACCTGACTGACGATACCTTGTGGACCGAGCGCGCGATCGAGGCGCTAGACGACGACCACATCCTTCGTTTCGCGGCGTTTCCGGCATTTGACGCGGGATGGTTCGAGCGCGGCAGGATCGAGGTTCTCACGGGGCGGGCGGAAGGGCTTTCGGCTGCGATCAAGAACGATCTGGCACTGCCCGGAGCGCGTCGCGAGATCGGGTTGTGGAAGGCATTCGGAATGACCCCTGCCGTCGGGGATCGCGTTCGGCTGGTCGCCGGGTGTGACAAACGCGCCCAGACCTGCCGACTGAAGTTCCGCAATTTTGTCAATTTCCGTGGTTTTCCGCATCTGCCGACCGAGGACTGGCTGATTGCGCCCGGGACGGCAGGGCGGTCATGACCGATAGAGCCGTTTCCGTCGCACGCGACTGGCTGGGAACACCCTATATCCATCAGGCCAGCCAGAAGGGCGTCGCGTCGGACTGCCTTGGCCTGATCCGCGGCATCTGGCGTGAACTCTACGGCGAAGAGCCAGAGGCCGCACCCGATTATACGCCCGACTGGGGCGAGTTCGGCAGCCATGAACTGCTGATGGATGGTGCCATGAGGCACATGCTGGCGGTTGAACGGGCAGCGGCGCTGGCGCCAGGTCAGGTGCTGCTGTTCCGCATGCGGGCGGGCGCTGTCGCCAAACATCTAGGCATCGTCTCGGCTGCCGGCGACGCGCCGCGATTTATTCATGCCTATACCCATCATGGGGTGATCGACAGTCCGTTGACCGCCCCTTGGCGAAACCGGATCGCAGCCCGGTTCCGCTTTCCCTGATCTTTGACTTAAGGAGGCCGCGATGGCCACGATTGTGCTGTCCGCAGTGGGTGCATCCATCGGCGGCGGGTTCGGCGGCGCGTTTCTGGGCATGTCGGGCGCCGTGGTCGGCCGGGCGATCGGAGCGACGGTTGGCCGCGCCCTGGACCAGCGCCTGCTGGGCGGTGGCTCGAAAGCAGTTGAAACGGGTCGGATCGACCGGCTGCGATTGCAGACTGCGGGCGAGGGCGCACCGATCCCGCGGATCTGGGGCCAGATGCGGGTGCCTGGTCATGTCATATGGGCGTCGCCGCTGGATGAGATCAGCACGACGGAAAGCGCAGGCGGGGGCAAAGGCGCGCCGCAGGCAAAGGTCACGCAGATCAGCTATCGGCTTTCTGTCGCTCTGGCCCTGTGCGAGGGGCGGATCCTGGGCGTCGGCCGGGTCTGGGCCGATGGAGAAGAAATTGCGGCTTCGGATCTGAACATGCGGGTCTATCGCGGCAGCGAAACGCAGATGCCCGATCCGGCGATCGAGGCACATGAAGGCGCGGACACGCCGGCCTATCGCGGCGTGGCCTATGTGGTTCTGGAAGATCTGGTCCTGGAACGCTGGGGCAACAGAATGCCGCAGCTGAGCTTCGAGGTGACCTGCGCGGCGCAGGACGGCTCGGGTCTTTGCCGCGACGTCCGGGCTGTCGCCCTGATACCGGGAACCGGCGAATATTCTTTGGCGACAAGTCACGTTACGCAGGATCTGGGGCTGGGCGAGGTTCGTTCGGTCAATACGAACACGCCCATGGGGGGCACTGATTTCAGTGTCTCGATGGATATTCTGGGCCGGGAATTGCCGAAGGTCGGTTCGGTCTCGCTTGTTGTTTCATGGTTCGGAAACGACCTGCGGATCGACCGCTGCAAGATTCAGCCTAAGGTCGAGCAGCGCGAGATTGACGGGTCCGAGATGCCTTGGCGTGCCGGCGGAATCGACAGGACATCGGCAGCCGAGGTCGCGCAAGTCGACGGTCGGCCGATCTATGGCGGCACTCCGTCGGATCAATCTGTGACCGAGGCGCTGGTGGCCATAGAGAATTCCGGAAGAAAGGCGGTCTTCTATCCGTTCATCCTGATGGAGCAGCTTGGCGGAAACGAACTGCCCGACCCCCATGGCGCGGTTGAGCAACCGGTCATGCCGTGGCGCGGGCGGATCACCACATCGATCGCACCGGGACGGGCCGACACGACGGATTCGACCGAAGCGGCAGTCGATGAAGTCGCGACCTTCTTTGGTCAAGCCGACGGGGCCGATTTTACCGCAGACGGGCAGAAGATTACCTACCACGGTCCGGCCGAATGGTCCTACCGCCGGTTCATACTGCATTACGCGCATCTCTGTGCGGCTGCCGGCGGGATCGACGCCTTTCTGATCGGTTCCGAAATGATCGGAATGACTCAGATCCGGGGACCGCAGAACATCTATCCCGCGGTCGCGCAATTGCGACGTCTCGCGGCTGATGTGCGTCAAATCTTGGGGCCCGATGTGAAGATCGGTTATGCTGCGGATTGGTCGGAATATTTTGGCCATCATCCCGGCAACGGCGAGCTGTTCTTCCATCTCGATCCGCTGTGGGCCGATGACAATATCGACTTTATCGGTATCGACAACTACATGCCCCTCAGTGATTGGCGCGACGGCGAGGATCATCTGGACGCGCATTGGGGCCGCATCGGCAACCCTGAGTATCTGGAAGCAAATGTTTGCGGCGGCGAGGGATATGACTGGTATTACGCCAGTGAGGCCGATCGCGATGCACAAATCCGCACGCCGATTACCGACGGACAATATGACGAAGCCTGGGTCTGGCGCTACAAGGATCTGCGTAGCTGGTGGCAGAATTTGCATTTCGATCGGCCGGACGGTGTGCGTTCAAGGCAGGCGACGAACTGGGTTCCGGGATCGAAGCCGATCTGGTTCACCGAATACGGCTGCGCTGCATTGGACAAAGCGACGAACCAGCCGAACAAGTTTCTTGATGCGATGAGTTCTGAGAGCACGTTGCCTTATTATTCCGACGGGCGGCGCGATGATGCGATCCAGGCGGCTTATCTGGCGGCGGTAAGGTCTTATTGGTCAAAGCCTGGCAACAATCCTGAACGGCAGGATGGGGGCATAATGCTGGATCTGGATCGGGCGCATGTCTGGTGCTGGGACGCCCGGCCCTATCCAGCCTTTCCGGGCCGGGACGATCTTTGGTCGGACGGGCCGGCCTGGGAACGTGGACACTGGCTGAACGGCCGCGCGGGAGCGGTGGCGCTGGAAGCCGTTGTGGGCGACATTTGCCGCGAGGCTGGCGTGGAAGCCTTCGATACAAGCGGGCTGTTTGGTGTGGTGCGCGGCTTTTCGGTCTTGGGCGGCGAAACCGGCCGGGCCGCATTGCAGCCGCTGATGCTTGCGCACGGCTTTGACGCGCTGGAGCGTGACGGTATGCTGGGCTTTCGACGTCGAGACGGGCTGGCCCGGGCCGCGCTCGGGCCAGAGGACCTGGCAGTGGCGGAGGATGTCGCGGATTTCGAGACGACGCGGGCAGCGGCACCTCAGGTTGCCGGGCGGCTTCGCCTGACGCATGTCGAGGCCGGAACCGACTACGCCACGGCGACTGCCGAGACGAGTCTGCCCGACGGCGACGCCGAAACCGTGACCGACAGCGAATTCACCATGGCGATGACCCGCGGCGAGGGTCGCGCCATTGCCGAGCGATGGCTGGCCGAGGCGGAAATCGGGCGAGATACGGCGCGCTTCGCGCTGGCGCCGTCGAAGGCGGATCTGGGGCCCGGTGATGTGATCCTGATGAGATCGAATGTGGCAGAGATGCGGCGTTGGCGGATTGACCGGGTCGAGAGGGCAGGGGCGATTACCTTTGATGCCGTGAGGGTCGAGCCCAGCGTATATCGGCCTGCCCTTTCCAGCGAAGATGACCATGCCATACGGCGCTATGTGCCGCCGATTCCGGTCTTTCCGGTTTTCTTGGATCTGCCGCTCTTGCGTGGTGACGAGACGCCCCATGCACCGTATCTGGCTGCGTCCGCGCGACCTTGGCCAGGCACGGTTGCGGCCTACATATCGGTCGAAGAGGAGGGCGGGTTCGACCTGAACCTGACCTTGCCGCGCAAGGCGGTCATCGGGCGGACGCTTGGTACATTGCAACGAGCCCGGCCCGGTGTGATCGACCGGGGCGCGCCGCTACGCTTGCGATTGAAGGCGGACACGCTGCGTTCCGTGACCGAGAAAGCCCTTCTGTCGGGAGCCAACGTTCTTGCGATCGGCGATGGCTCGACCGACAGGTGGGAGGTCTTGCAATTTCGCAAGGCCGCGCCCGTTGGCGATGGGATCTGGGAAATCAGCGAACGGTTGCGCGGCCAAGCCGGAACAGATGCGATCATGCCGGCAAGCTGGCCCGAGGGCAGTCTTGTCGTGATCATGGATGGGGCGCCGCGTCAGGTCGCGCTTCCGCCCTCGGCGCGCGGACAAGAGAGGTTTTGGCGTATCGGTCCAGCATTGCGGGCACCCGATGATGCCAGCTACCGGCTTCTGACCACGGAGGTCAAGGGTGTCGGACTGCGGCCCTATGCACCTTGCCACATGCGAGCCGAGGGTCGCCAACTGTCATGGGTGCGGCGCACGCGGGTCGATGGCGATAGCTGGGACGGAACGGATGTCCCGTTGGGCGAAAGCCTCGAATCGTATCGTCTGCGCATCACGAAGGACGATATCGTGATCCACCAGATCGATCTCGACCGGCCCGAATACCTGATCCCCGAAGCGGTCTTTTCCGAAGCCGCGCAGAACGGCGGTTTCACGGTCGCCGTAGCGCAATTGTCGGACCTTTTTGGTGCCGGCCCCTATCTCAGGAGAACTTTCGATGGTGACCAGTGAAACGATGCGACTGGCGATGCCCTTGCTGCAACCCTCCCAGGCGCAGAAGCATGTGACCGTCAACGAGGCACTTATGCGACTCGACGGTCTGGTGAACCTGGTTTTGCAAAGTGTCAGCACCTTGTTGCCTCCGGCTACCGTGATCGACGGGCAGTGCTGGGGTGTGCCTCTCGCGGCGCAGGGCGCCTGGGCCGGCAAGGATGGATTGATCGCGCTTGGCTCGAACGGCGGGTGGATGTTCGTCGCGCCGTCGG